TTTCGACTGCTCTCTTCAACATCGCAAGGCTTATAGATACGGAGAGAACCTAATCGGCACTACTCACGGAGATGGAGCGAAGCAGCAGGACTTACCGCTTTTGTTGGCTACCGAGTTTCCTATGGATTGGAGCTTAACCAAACACAGGTATGTTTATATGCACCACGTTCATCACAAACTATCTAAAGACTATCAGGGAGTGACGGTTGAATCGCTACGTTCTGCATCAGGTACGGACTCTTGGCATCACCGCAACGGCTATCAGCACGCTCCAAAAGCTATCGAAGGATTCCTACATCATAAAAAACACGGACAAATTGCACGTTTAAGTCACATCTTTTAGTATATTTGTGACACCTGCCACTATTCATAGCGTAAGAGCCTCCTTAATCGGGGGCTTTTTTGTTTAATATAGTATACCTAATCGGGTATAATCCCACTTTATAGTTGAATTTTTACACCTTTTCGGGTATGTTATGTCACAAAATAAGGGTAAAACCTTACGAACTTTGTCGTAAAATCAGGCTAAATCCTTAAAAAGTGAAAAAAACTTTGCGTCTACAACCCTTGTAAAATAAGGAAATCTAAAAAAATGTTAAAAAAGTTTGTTGATAATTGAAACCTTATCTATATATTTGCGTATCAACTTTAAATTTTTAACGCTATGACTAAAGAAGAAATTTTAGAAATGATCTTCAACGAAGAACGAGAGCTTTACGCAGAGCTTCAGGAACAACGTAAATACTTCGGCTATGATGACCGAGGCACGCTACACACCCAAGCACAATGGGGTGCATTAGTAAACATTTTAGATAAAATCGAAGAGAATGAAAACAATTAATCAGTATGTAATTTGGTTCAAGGGATTGAATCAGGACGAGAGAGAAACTTTAGCAGGCGCAGTCATTGCAGTTCTATTCGTGTTTTTCTTGATTTGGTTGCAAAGCACAAATAGCTATCCTGTGTTGGATGCAAAAACACGAGACCATCAAACATACCAAAAGAAGACCTACGAACTCAAGCCGTCTTTTGACAAATATATGAACCACGTTTACAACGATAAATTCAAATAAGATGATTGTACCTGAACTTAAAGATTTTGATGTTTACTCGCCAACCGAACTCAATTTTGTTTACCTGATGGTCACGCTATGGGATGAAGGAGACACGGACACTAACGGAAAGATCCTTGCCGAATACGAAATTAAAATCTACGATGCTTACGCTCATTATAAAATTACTAAAAAAACCTACGATGAAAAACTCACTATTAAACAAACAAGAGAATGCGATGAATGCCTTGAAAGACTTTACGAAGCAAACACGTTTGAAGATGCCTACGTTGAAGCCTACAACGACGAGGGCTATATGTGGGGCATTTAATAACTACCAAGTGAATCGTTTTTGGACATCATTCAACCACGACTTATATAACCGAATTTGTGAAATCAAAATGCAAGAGATATGACACCGAGAGAAAAAGCAATAGAATTAGTAGAGCAATTTTCATCCGTGTTGATGCACGATGAGTTATACGATGATTCCATTAAATGTGCAGGTTTATTTGTTGATGAATTAATTGAGGCTTTACACGAGAATGCTTGGCAAAATAGACTAATAATAGATTTTTGGGAAGAAGTAAAACAACAAATTGAAAAGCTATGAAACTATATTGGACAATGAAAACAGGTCAGCAAATTGACATTGACGAAATGAGCGAAAGCCATCTACGAAATACGCTAAAAATGATTGTAAGAAACAGTCAAGCAAAACCGCAAGTTGCAAAAACACGAATTGGAAACATCGAAGCTAATTTTGCAGAAGAGCTATACAAAGAATACGAAGAAGAAGAATTTTATTTTTAAGCTATGAGATACAAACTAACATACAAAATAGGACTGGCAGTAGTTCAGGAATGGATACTCACATCGCAGTCTTTAGCCTATTGGAAGAAACACGACTTACTTGTGACAGGCAGATACAATGACGGAAAATTTATAGTAACACCAATCGAACCGAAATGACAAAATTAGAAATTATAGAAAGCCTGATTAATGAATACGGCTTAAAATCAAAAAACCGAAGCAGAGATTATTTATATCGCAGATACTACCTTTACAACGAACTGCGCAAAATGAACTATACTCTAACTGAAATAGGAAATATGTTCGGAGGTAAGCATTACTCAACTATCATTCACGGACTACGCCAACACGAAGACTTACATCGGTTCGGATACGAGGACTACAAAATATCTACAAAGAAAATAGACGAGGTCTTATACGGTGCAACGCTTCCTTACTACGATGATTCACCTGATTTGATAAAAGACGTTCTAAAGGCAAAAACGTACACGCAGTTTAAGAAGATCCAACGACACATAAAATTAGGGAAATACGAAAAAAGTTTATAGCTGATGCAACCTTTTTGATAGTTATACGTTATATTTGTAGACGGGAATGCAGTCCCAAGTAAAGAAATTATTTAAACCTCATTTGGAGAGTAGTGCTGCATCACGAAATCTAAATGGGGTTTTTCGTTTTAATGCAGTAAAATGAGTGAAAGAAAAGCAGTTAAATTTTATCGTAGCTATTGGGAGGTAGCTATGGAACTAAACGACAAGGATAGGCTTGCGTTTTATGATGCAGTAATGTTGCGGCAGTTTACAGGTCAAGATACTACGTTGACTGGTATGGCAAAGTTCGCCTACATTAGCCAAAAACACGCTATTGATGCGCAAGTGAAAGGTTTTGAAGACAAGACTAAAACCCCTTTACAAGACCCTACGCAAGGGGGTAAGCAAGCCCCTTCGGTACAAGTACAAGAGAAAGAAGAAGAGAAAGTAGAATACACTATTGATTATCAAGCGTTGCTTGACTTCGTGAATAAAACATTTGGTAGAAACTTTCAGGTTGTAAATGATAAAATCAAAAGATCATACAAAGCACGACTAAAAGACGGATACAAAAAAGAGGATATAATCCAAGCCATAAAAAATTGCAAGGAGAATGCTTATCATAAGGAAAATAATTACCAATATTGCACTCCCGAATTTTTCAGTAGAGCTGAAACTTTAGACAAGTACGCTCATCGTACAATTGTAACTGAAAGCGATAACATCTTAAATCACTTAAAAAACAACTGATGCTATTAAAACAAGGAGACGCATTACAATACCTGCTCGATGTGCGAGATGGTAAAATCAAACAAGGACTCGGTCTTGACTGCTTCTTGGATGAGCATTTGAGATTCAAGCCTAAACAACTCAACATTATTTTAGGTCACGACAACGTTGGTAAGACGTATTGGATAAACTGGTACTTCCTTACGCTCGCACTTAAACACGGACTAACGTTCTGCATTTGGTCAGGCGAGAACCAAAAAGGTCAAATTCTGCGTGATATGATTCAAATGTATCGAGGTAAGCACTTTAGTAAATTAAGCCACTCACAAATCAGCGGAGACCTTGCGTACTTGGAGCAGTTCTTCACGTTCATAGACAACTCGAAATTGTACAAACCTGACGAGATACTTGAACTATTCAAGCAGAGCGGTGCTAATGTAGGATTGATAGACCCTTTTACAGGTTTAGACCGTGAGATGTCGTTTGCAGGTAACTACGAGTTTATGAATAAGGCACGTCAGTTTGTGAATCAAAACGGAATGACAATCTACATAAACACGCATCCTAATTCCGAATCAGGAAGAGGAGGTAACTTGTATGCAGAAGGAGAGTTAAAAGGGCATTTAAAAGCACCTTTAAAAGACCATATTGAAGGCGGTAAGAGCTTTACTAACCGATGCGATGATATGTTAGTCATTCACCGATTGATTAAACATCCCGAACATAAGTACAAAACTTGGATTCAAGTAGAAAAGGTCAAGGATATGGAGACCGGAGGTAAACATACGGAGATGGATTTTCCTGTTATATGTGATTTCAATTCAGGTATCGGATTTCAAATAAACGGAGTTGATCCTTTAGCGCCATTTAGACCAAACGAGAAGCAGATGGTCATACCAAAAGACGGACAAATAGAAAGTACATCGGATAAACTCCGTAGATTAGCAAACCAAAACTCTTTTTAAAATGGATTTATCACTAAAAATACTATGGGCAAAGACAACCGTATGGACGGTCAAAGAACGAATCAAGAACGTAAGAGAGAAGCTTGAAAAGAAGAAGCCTAATGCCAAAGACTACATCAACGGAGGTAAGGAAAGCGAGGAGTATTTACTTGAGACGATTCAGGTAATCAATCTACTTGAAGACGAAATAACGAATCTAAACCGAGAGCTTAACCAACTTGCAAGAAGAAACGCTCAACTGCGAGTTGCCTATCAAGAATTACAAGAAGAAATCAAATACAAAAACGTAGAATTATGAAAGTAGAAAAAAAATTAGTAGCATTGACCGCCTTCCTTCCTGTGTTGGCAGACTTCATCGAAGACCTTAACGACCAGTACGTCTTTAAGCAAGGACTCAAGCGCAAAGCAAATATGCTTGCAGAAGAAATCCAACGAGTAGACCGAGGCATCCTACGAATAGACGGAGAGAACGCAGGTAAGATATTTGACGAGCAGATTCAGTTGCAGATTTTGTTTCGCCAATGGATAGAAGAAGTAATTGAATTAGACTAAAATAACACGCTATGAAAAAACTAAAAGTAGGTTCTGACTTTTCAGGTGTAGGAGCATTCAACCAAGCTCTAATGCGGTTAGGAGTAAATTACGAAGAAGAGTTTGCCTGTGATATGGATAAATATGCACGAGATACATTCATCCATAACTATGGTGAGCCAAAGTATTACCCAACCAACGTATATGAGCGAGAGATTCCATCCAAATCACTTGACATCTATATGACTTCACCGCCTTGTCAAGCGTTTTCTATTTCGGGAAAAAGACTTGGTAAGGATGATAAACGAGGAGTATTATTCTTTAACTCACACGAGTTCATCCAAGTAAACAAGCCGAGATTTTTCATATTCGAGAACGTCAAAGGTTTACTATCGGATGATGGCGGTAGAACTTTTCAAGAGTGGGTAAATATGCTTGGAGGTAAATCAGTGAACGGAGTGCCAGTTTTATTCCCTAATCATAATTCAGTTCCTTACCATTTATATTGGCAAGTTCTTAACGCAAAGCATCACGGAGTTCCGCAGAATCGTGAGCGAGTATTTTTGATTGGCATTAGAGATGATGCTGATAACCGCTTTCAATTCCCAAGAGAAGAACATTTAACCAAGAAATTAAAAGATATATTAGACAAATTGGTTGATGATAAATACATTTTATCAGATGAGGCGATAGATAAGTTTATATACAAACCAAATTATTTACTTGGAGAAAATGAGACGTCTTTAATTCGATGGGTAAATGCAAAAGATGGTGCAATAGAAGATGTAATTGCTCCTACTTTAAGAGCTAATTTATTTAGATCTGGTGTTCAAAATATGCCTTATACAAAAATAAAATCAGCAACTCAAAAAGGTTATGAAGAAGCTACAACAGGTGATTCAATAAACTACACTTTTCCAAGTAGCAAAACACGAAAAGGAAGAGTAGGAAAAGGAGTGGCACAAACTTTAGACACGGCTTGCAATCAAGGAACAATAGACGGATTTAAAATACGCAGACTTACACCAAGAGAATGCTTCCGATTGATGGACTTTCCTGATACATTTACTTGGAAGGTAAGCGATTCACAAGCATACAAGCAAGCAGGAAACTCCATCGTTGTTAATGTACTATACAAAATCTTAAAACAACTGCCTTTATGAGATGCAAGAACTGCAAGGAGAAGTTTGAGCCTATCCGTTTTTTACATAAATATTGCATGAAAGACGAGTGCGTCCGTGCTTTTGTAGCCGAAGCCAAAGAGAAGCAATGGAAGCAGACTAAAATACGAATGAAAGCAGATTTAGAGACTGTGCAGGACATCGTAAAGGCTGCTCAAATGGTATTCAACAAATACATCAGAGAGCGAGACAAAGACGAACTATGCATCTCCTGTAAGCAAGTACCTAAAAAAGTAAACGCAGGTCACTTTTGGAACGCTAACAACCATTGGAACGTGCGATTTGATGAGGATAATGTTCACGTTCAATGCGAGAGGTGCAATAGTTTCTTATCAGGCAACCTAATTGAGTATAGAGCTAACCTAATTACCAAGATAGGACAGGAAAAATTTGACCAACTTGAGGCAAGAGCGAGAGTAACACGGAAGTTTACAAAAGACGAACTAAAAGAATTGATAAAAAAATATAAAAAAAAGTACAACGAATTGAAATAATCTATATCTTCGTATAAAATTACACGCTATGAAAAGTTTACTAAAAGTTCAGGCAGAACTAAAATGCCCAAAAGGTTCTTTCAACTCGTTTGGAAAGTACAAGTACCGAAGTGCCGAGCAGATTCTCGAATCACTCAAGCCGCACCTACTCGCAAACGAACTAATGTTATTCCTTACTGATGAGATTGTAGCAGTAGGAGACAAGCTATTTTTAAAGGCTACGGCAAGTGTTTGGGATGCCAAAGGAGCAAATGTACAAACGAATGGTTTTGCAGAGCTTGGAGAACACAAAGGAATGTCATCGGAGCAATGCACTGGCACGGCATCAAGCTACGCTCGTAAGTACGCTCTCAATGGTTTGTTCTTAATTGATGAGACGGAATCCGACCCTGATTCAAAAGACAACTCAAAGACGGAGAAAAAACTACCTGCAATTGATCAAAAGCGTTTCAGCGCAGCAGTACAAGCCATTGCCAAAGGTGAATTTACACGAGAGAAACTCGAATCCTCCTTTGCATTAACTGAAGGTCAAATCGATATGTTAAACGCACTATGAAAGCTCTCAAGATTCGATGTTCTGCCATTGGTAAAATAATGGCAACACCACGCTCTAAAACAGAGCTACTATCACAAACTGCCAAAACTTACATCCACGAACTCGTGCTGCAAGAGAAATACGGCATCAGGAAGGAGTTTTCAAGCCGTTACACGGACAAAGGTAACGCAGTTGAGGAT